ACCTTTCTGATGATGGAAAGACGCTTCTGGTAATCCTGAGGTGCAAGTGATTTCTCCAATGGTTACGTCGCTTGAACCTGCACTGTATCCTGCGCTGTATGCGCTGGACGCATCGACCGACACCAAGTGCTGGCTTGTGTCCTTGTTGCTCAGGGTAATGTCCAAATCTGCTGTGATGGTTTTGCTCGCAGAATAGTAGCTTTCCCCGTATGCTTCCAGCGCCTGCACATATACCGATGATGCTCCTTCTCTCCTCGCGGCATCCAGAGCATCATCGTAGCCCGGCATGTCGCTCAGGTCAAAAGTTGCATCGGCAGGCGCGAAAAAAGAACAGGTTTTCGTGCCAATGGTTAGCGTATGAAGAACACATGCTGTTTTTCCAACAGTCAACGTCCCCGCATCCAGCGTTGTAATAAGTCCCTGTCCTGCAACAAGTTCGTCGAAATCGCCGTATCCTGCTACAACAGATTCACCGCTAATGGTTACGCCTGCGAAGTCCGTTGCCCATGCGCGAATCGTATCAAGTTCCCCGGTTGTCACATATCCCGTTAGCGTAATTGTGCCGCCGCTGATGGTCACGCCGTCACCGCGAAGCTCGACCATTGCGCTGATGTCATCGTCCTTCTTGACGTACATCACAAGGCTGTCACTCAGCTGCTCGATGGCGCTTTCCGTCTTTGTCGTGCGCCCTGCCAGCGCATCCGTCCGCGTCACCAGCGTGCCAATGGAATCATTGTTGACTAGGATTTGCGCCTGCGCCGTCGCGACGCTATCTTCGACCGTTGTCACGCGCCCGGAAAGCAAGCCGATGCCGCTGGCTTGGACTTCGATGGCGGATTCAGCTGTATTCATCCGCTGCCCAAGCGCATCGACCGATTCTTTGCTGGCTTTGAGCTGGATTTCATCGGCATTCTGCTTGATGGACGTTTCCGCTTTGCGGATTTCGTCGCGCGCCACATGACACGCAGCGCCATTCGCCGCGCTTTCGGCTTCAATTGCTTGCAGCTTGCTGACGATGCCGTCCGTCGTCGAAAGTGTGTCCGACGCTTTGCTGGCAATGGTGACGACGATGCTGCCCGGATCGCCGCGCGCGTCCTGCTTTTCGACCGTCACAATCCGCGCAGTTTGCCGAAGACCGTGCGCATCATCCGAGATAATCACTTGCTTTCCTGGCGCGAAGCAATCCCAGTCGTAGCCGGTCAGCGCGTAGAGGTCAATTGCCGTTGCTGTCAGGCTGATTTGCGGCTGATTTCTTTCCGCCAGCACTTGCTGACCGCGCGCCAGCAGTTCTTCTGGCGTGGTGAACGCATTGTTTTGGTAGATGGAGGCACGGATGCCGTACTGCGAAATGGTGTCCGCATCAATGTATGGCACTGCATCCGCCGTCAGCGATTCCACGGTGACAGTTTTTCCGTCCTTACCAGTGCCGCCAATCAGGTAGAGGCGCGTCACCAGCTCCGTCGTGTCCATCTGCATTTGGATGCCGGTGAGGTTGCGCCCGTAGTGGATGCCGCACTTGCTCTCTGCGTCCGCCTTCCGGATGCTCAGCCGGAAGGGAAGGACGCTTGTGTCGCATTCCCATGTGTACGCATCCAGCTCTTCGCAGAGCTTCCGAATCCCTTCCAGAACGCTGATGTTGCTCATCGACAGCGCCACCGTCTGCTCGAAGTCACACGCATCCAGCACCCAGCGCTTCACTGTCTGCTGCGCCATCAGCTGCTGAATGGCATCACGGACGCTGATGCCGTCAAACACCATTTCGCCGAAGATGAGGTCGTCCAGCAGAAGCGACAGCACATGTTCCAGCGTGTAACTGCGCGTTCCACCCGGCAGCACGTCCGAAGCGGGCATCCCCGTGATGCGATACACGCCTAAATCACGCGCGCCATCTTGCAGATGCACCCACGGCAGTTTCGCGCATAGGTCGTTCGCCGCGTCCTCGCAGGGCAGACGCAATTCCGCCGTGCAGAGGTCATTGTGCTGCAATGTCCAGCCAAAGCTGGCGTTTTCCAAGATTGCAATCGGGCGCAGCGCATCATCCAGCAGAACAGGTGCATCACTCATCGCCACACCCCCTGTGCGCTGACGGTAACAGCTGTGCCGATTGTTCCTTGCGCGGCTTCATCGTACAGAGGCGTTATTGCAATCGTCGTTGCTCCGACACCGCGAAGCAATTCGCAGTGCAGACAGCGCGAAAAGACGGGTTCGCGCGTCTCATCCGCGCGCTTGACTGAAACATCCAGCGGGTAACTGCTGTCAATCAGCAGCGTTTCGCCCGTTGCCAGTGCCAGCCCTGACACCTCGACAATCGCGCCGCTGACGTTGATTCGGCAGCCGTCGAGCCTGCGCGTCCCGGTGTTCAGCATCTCGAAGCTGATAGGCGCGGGCATATCGCCGTCGATCAAAATCGACATGAGGTGCGTTCCAGCGGCTTCAAGCGTTTTTTGCGCGGAGTTCGTCCGCAGGCTGTACAAGTGCGGCTGCACCTTGAAAGTCACGCTTAGCCCTTCATCCACCCAGCCGGACGCTTCGCCGACGATGCCCGTCACCTCTGCCACTACATACTTGTCCGGTTCGCTGTCCCAGATAAGCTGGCGGCGGCCGCACATCAGCCATGAAACAACCTGCCGCCAGAGCCGCGCTGCTGCTTCTTGCGTCGGCAGCGCATGGTTCGCGTACAGATTCACGGTTTCCGTGTATTCGTCCGCGCTTCGCTGGTCGCCATAGCTCAACGTGCCATCCATCCCACTGACAGCATAGCTGACAACATCACTACTTGCGCAGATGGTGCGCTTCTTCGCACGAATCGCAATCAACCCGAAATCGTAGAGACTATGCTGCCCGTTGAAAGTAAATCCGTTTTCCATCTTCTCATCTCCCATCAGACAATGACCAGCTTCGCTGTCCTTCCGGCAATGGTATGGTTGCCGCGGTCGGTACTCGACCGGCTGACGCTCGGTTCTATCGTCCGAGCGACAACTTGGCGATCCATCACCATCGTCGTCTGCCCAAGCCCTTCACGGCGCATTGCGGCAGCGGTTGCGTCGCCCATGCGGTCGTAGTCGATGCCCGCAGGCGCAGCACCTTGCCGCGCCGCATAAATGGCAGCGTCCGCAAATTGATTGTAGTCAATCGGCGGATTGCTTCGCGTTGTCTGCGTGGTACGCAGGGCAATGTTGCTGAGCGTCTGTGCAGCTTCCACAATGCGCGGTGTCGTGCGCTCAATGCCCAGCGCAAAGCCCTCTGTGTACGATTCGCCAATTTCGCGCGTCTTCTTCGACGGGCTGTTGATGTTCAGCTCCGTGCGCGCCGCATAGTACGCCTGCCGAGCTGCCGAACGCGCCGCCTGCACGACCGCACCTGTGCCGGAGCGGATGCCCACGGCAATGCCGCTGCTGATGGCCGCGCCGATGCTGTTGAACGTACCGCTATCGACAACCGCTTGCAATGCGGAAAGCATGTCGCCAAACACCGTTCCCATTTCATCCTGCACCTTGTGACCATCTTCGCTGATGCCGTCGGCGACACCTGTCACCCAGTCCTTGCCGAGCGGCTTGCCAGCATCAACGGTCATCAGCTCATTGGTTGCGTCGATGGCGGCTTGCAGGACATCCGACATTTGGTCATAGACATCTGGCGCAGCACTGCCGATATTGCTGCCAACAAGATTGAGCGCACCAGGAACGACCGCGTTGATAATCTCTGCATTTTCAGTTCCGGCAGGGACGTAGCCGTGCGCCGCTGCTTCCACGTCCTGTGCAAGCCGATTGCTGGCAATTTCCTTCGTGCTGCTGCCGTCAAAGATTCCAACAATCCAATTCCATGCAGCTTCGATGGCTGTGCCGACGCTCGTTTTTACGCTTTCCCAAGCCCTTGTGATTGCATCAGCGACACCATCCCAGATGCCGCTGAACCAATCAGCCAGACTGCCGAAACTGCCAAGAATTGCGCTCCAAGCGCTGCTGAATACGCTGCCCACACTGTCTTTGACTGTGTTCCATGCCGTTGTCGCAGCTTCTGATACACCGTTCCAGACGCTTCCGAACCACTCCGCCAAGCTGCCGAAGCAATCCAGAATCGCATTCCAAGCGGATTGAAACGCATTGGTTACGCCTTGCTTTACGTTCTCCCACGCATCACTGATGGCTTGACCAAGGTCATCAACACCGAAAATATTGCCGATAATATCAAGCATCGTACCGAAAACGGTGGTGATAGCTGTCCAAATTTGAGTGAAGAAGCCAGCAACAGCCGTTTTTGCGCTTTCCAAGGCTTCACCAATATCAATCTGCCCGGAAAGCAAATCGGTGAGAATCCCGCCAAGCGTCCCGAACACGCCGGTAATAGCGTCCCAAATGCTTTTGAAGTATGTTTCTACGGCACTGGTTGCTTTTCCGAGCGTTGCAGTGATGCTCCCTTCTGGCAGATTCAGCACATCTTCCAGAATTTCACCCAGTGTGCCATAGACATTCTTGATTGCATCCCAAATCTGACCGAACAATCCCTCAACCGCAGTCTTTGCGCGCGTCAGGGCTTCCCCTACATCAATTTCACCGGAAAGCAGGTCGCTGAGAATCCAGATCGGAAGAGCGTCGTGTAGGGAAAGAGTGTAGGATAGGG